CAGGATTGCAACGGCAAAGCGGCGGGCGAGATCCACCATATCGTAAGAAGGGGCTATTGGGGCAAGAACGCAAAGCACCGGGGCGAGGTGGTGGAGAACCTGATCTGCCTGTGCTGGCATCATCATCATGGGGTGCCTGGGGCGCACACGAAAGAGGCACAGCACAGACATCTGATGTTGTTACGCGAGAAGCATGGCTATCCCTATGATGAGCAGCCGTGGCTAGGTCTGTTGGGGGAGGCGTAAAATGAGTCAAACTGATGCTGGATTGGATAACTATTGTCGGTGGTGCAGCAATCCGCCACATAGCTACATTGTACATTATGGGCTATGTCCGCAAGTGAGGGCTATTGAATACCACCCAGATGGCACTATAAAGCGGATTGAATTCGGGCCAGAAGATGCGGCTGACAGAGCCATTGGTCGCTTGAAACCAGTGATTCAGGAGCTGGCACAACACTAAGCCGTAAAGGAGGAGACATGGAATACGAGTATGTGGCGCTGATATGGGCTGGGGCAGACGAGCAGCGGGATGCGGTCTTTGTAGCCAAGAAGCAGCGTTTTCTGGATCAGGGATGGCAAACGGATGTCGTGGCATTAATTGAGATACACGAGATTGCCAAAGGTACCAAGGGGTCTGTACTAAACGAGCGTGCTATGCAGGCCGATCTTATCGGGCGGCTGGAAGATCGGAATGCGGAGTTGCGGGGGAGGCTGGACAACCAAAAGGAGGCCATGCGAATGCAGAACCGGCGCATCGAAGGATTGCAGATAGAACTCATATTGGCAAAGGGGGAGACCAATGACGCTTGACGCCTATATGAGAGGACCCTTGATGCGGGCCGATCTATGGCTGGCGGTTTTTGTACTCGTGTTTATCATGGCCATTATCGCCGCGGCAAGGAGTTGATTCATGCTTGATTTTACAAAGGAGGAGACCAATGGATAGGAAAGAAGTAGTATTCAAGGCATCTGTGCCACCAATCTCTGGATGGATACGGGTGGGGGGCGCTGGTGCGGCGCGGGTCGTATTCGACGTGGATGACACGAGTTTGGCAGATGTGCTTGCGTTGATATTGTGGCGGAACCAACTGCTTGAGGTGACGGTGAGGCCGGTACCGAAGTAGACAGAATTTGAGCGAATTTGATGGATATTGTAGGTTTGACTGAAAAGGAGCGGGCATATGTCGAAGCTCGCTCACAAACGACCACCAAGCTGGCAGCCTTCAGATTGGCGGGCATATCTCATGCTACCTATTATCTGTGGCCAAAGGAACGCCAAGAATATCTTGAGGCGCTTGTCCAAGATCATAAGGCCAGCCTTTCCCAGCGGGCCTTACAGATACTGGAGCAGAATGCCGAGGCAGCAGCTCAAGTCAAGGCCGACGGACTCAACAGCGACAAAGATCACATAGCACAGGCGGCGGCAGATTCGATTCTCGACAGGGTACTCGGTAGGGCGAAACAGCCCATAGAACAAAGCGGCACGCTGACGGTGAATGTGCATTATGGCAGAAATAGACATAGACCTGCCAAATCCCCACAACAAACAACTGGCGATAATGGATCATCCAGCCAAACGCCAAGTGATATGTGCGGGACGCAGGGCGGGCAAGACGACATTGGCGGCGATGCTGGCTTGTGAACGGGCCTTGGAAGGCAGAAGGGTCTTGTTGGCGGCCCCCACGCAAGAACAGACCGACGCTTTCTGGGAGAAGTGTAAGTTGTGGCTGGCACCCCTGATACAAAGCGGCTATCTATATAAGAACGAACAAAGGCGAGTGTTGGACTTCCCCAGCGGTGGGCGTATACGAGCTAAGACCGCCTGGGACGCAGACACACTCAGGGGCGATTACGCGGACTTCTTGGTGCTCGATGAATATGCGCTCATGGATGCGAGCACCTGGACGCAAGTGGGCGCGCCGATGCTATTGGACAACGACGGGGACGCATGGTTCATTTCGACGCCGAGACTCAGGAATCATTTCTTCCAGCTCTATGCTAGAGCAATCCAAGACGGGGTTCGGTGGAAGGCCTGGCATTTCACAAGCCTTGACAATCCATATTTGAGCAAGACCGCCCTCGCAGAGATAACCCAGGATATGTCAGAGGCAGATTACAGGCAGGAGATACTGGCCGAATTTCTGGAAGCTGAAGGTGCTGTATTTCGCAACATCCCTGCTTGTATGAATGCATCGCTGGAACCCAATGGGCAACACAAAGATCACAACCTCGTCGCTGGCGTAGACTGGGCGCAGAAGCAGGATTTCACGGCGATTTCCGTGGTGTGTGCCGATTGTTATCAAGAGGTGGCCCGCGACAGATTCAACCAGATTGTGTATAGCATTCAGCGGGACCGGCTCAAGGCATTGTACGAGCGGTGGAAGCCGAGCATGATCCTGGCCGAGGACAATAGTATAGGCGCGCCGAACGTCCAGGCCCTACAGGAAGAGGGCTTGCCGGTTGTGGCGTTCACTACCACGAGCAAGACCAAGGGACAGATCATTCGCAACCTGCAACTGGCGTTCGAGCGGACTGAGATCCAATGGCAGGCCGATCCAGTGTGGACGGCGGAGCTGGAGGCCTATGAGCAGAAGATCAGCCCAACCACGGGTAGGGCCACGTTCAGTGCCCCACAGGGCGTACATGACGACACGGTGATCGCGCGGGCATTGGCGGCTCATGCGATAGGGCATAGAGTGAGTGTGGACGATTTTGGGATATGGTGAGATGACCAAGCACCGCCTGCTCAAGATAGCGGCGAGCATCGCCGTGGCACCATTCTATGGGGTGGCTTGGTGCCTCGGGCTCCTCGTACGCGTATTGGAGGCAATAGTGAGTGCCATCATAACGGGATTCACTGACGCCCTGTTCGGAGATAGACATGCTGCTGATTGATCGACTGAGAACCCGAAGAATCCGAGCTGTGGCACAGCCGAATTATCCCGACTGGCTCCTGGCGATGGCCGGTGCTCAAAAGTGGGCAATGCCGGATTATACCCTCGCCAACAACCAAGCCAAAGCATATGAGGCCATCAGTTGGATCAACACCGCACTCCAGATCGTGGGCAATATGTGTGCCCTGCAAAAGTTCAGCGTCTACACTTTGGAAGGGGAGAAACGCGTCGCACAAGACAACCATAAGCTGGAACTTCTCTTGCAGACTCCCAACCCGAACATGTCCCGTTTCGAGCTGTTGTATGCGACGATCGCCTATCGGAAGCTGTGCGGGACGGCCTATTGGTGGTTGAACCAGGCCAATGCTGGTGATAAACCAGACGAGATATGGCTGGTGCCCACTAATAGGCTGAAGCCCATCCCCGACGAGAAGATGTACATCAAGGGTTATATGTACGACCCGGGCGATGGGCAATACCAAGCACTTCCCGCTTGGCAGATTGTGAGCTTCAAGAACTTTCACCCTCGGAATGAGTTCGTTGGCTTGAGCGACATCGAGGCCGTCGCCATTACCGCCGAGGGCGATCAGAAGATGGCTAGCTGGAATACGAACTTCTTTGCTCAGGACAACGCCAAGTTCCCCGGCGTGTTGGCATTCGAGCAGCACATAGCAGATGTACCTTGGGCACGCATCAAAAAGGAATTCAAGGAGAGCCATGGCGGCACGAGACGCAGCTTGCGGATGATGCGGGGCGTGGGAGCTGGCGGGATTCATTGGATTCAGACGAACATCTCACAGAAGGACATGGAGTTCCTGGAGGGCAGGAAGTTCAACCAGGAGGAGATATTTGGGGTGATCGCGCCCGGATTGGCTAGCATGTTGGCCATCAATGCAACCGAGGCAAATTCTCTGACTGGGCGCAAGACCGTGACAGACATGGTGGTGTGGCCGAACCTGGTTTCAATCGCCGAGAAGATAGGGGCACAGATCCTTCCCGCATATGGCGACAACCTTGCCTGTGACTTCGAGGACCCGCGCATCGTAGATAGGGCCATGCAGCTTTCAGAAGAGGAAGCCTATGGGAGAGTCCACACTGTGGACGAATTGCGGGAGAAATACTATGAGGATAAGCCCCTTGGTGGAGACCAAGGCACGATGCTTGCCGCCGAGGTGGGCAAGGGCGGGGGGATGTTCGGCCCAGGGGGCGGCGAACAAGAACAAGACGAGGAAGAGAAGGAAAGCAAGACGGAAAAGGCAGTCAAAGCATTACGACAGCGGGAATTGAGTAAGTGGAAAGCCTATGCAATACATCGAGTGAACATTGCTCCTAGTGCATATTACCCACGACAGGCGGCAGAGTTTTGTCCCGACCATTTGCCCCAAGATTTGACGGCAGTCATCCGGGGCAGGCTGAAGGCGGCCACGAGCCGAGAGGAGGTGTTGGCGGCATTCGCTGGCCCTTTCTAGTCAAGGCACAACGTGTCGGAACGGATGGGATACGTGACCCAAACGCAAGAGCCAAGGACGAGGCCGAGGCCGAGATACTGAGGCTGCTGGAGGATGAGTTCGACGGCCAATTTGATGAGATTCTAGAGCTGTTGGGTGATCCGCCAGACCTAACCAAGATACCACCTGAGTTCTGGCAAGGATTGACCGCGACCATGGCGGCGACGGTGCGGCCAGTGCTGGAGAAGGCGGCACTGGCGGCGGCCCAGCGGCTAGCTTTGGAACCAGGAATCGGGGTCGATTGGGCACTGGTCGCCGAGGATGCGGCGCGGTGGGCGAGCGAATATAGCTATAGCCTGGTGACGGGGATCACAGATACCACCCGGCGAGTATTACAGGAGAAAGTCGCTCAGTGGATTCGGGAGCCAGGGCGCACGATAGGCGACCTAACGGCGGATCTGGAACCGTATTTCGGCAAGATGCGGGCACAGATGATAGCGGTCACTGAAACGACAAGGGCCTTTGCCGAAGGGGAGAAGGTGGCGGTGGCCCAAGCGCGCGAATATGGATTTGAGATGGAGACTATTTGGCATACAAATAGGGACGAGCTTGTTTGCTCTGTCTGTGCTCCAAAGGATGGCGAGGTAACGACAGAGTTCCCGCCGGCACACCCGCGTTGCCGTTGCTGGATCACACACCGGTCGGTGGAATAAGGAGGAGAACATGGATGAGGAAATGAGACGGCTTGGGATTCTACCAGTGAGCTATGAGCTTCTCGGCGACTTATTGGGTTTCCCAAAAGGCACGGAGCTGGTTTGCGTGGCAAGCGATGATAGAACGCATTCGGCGATTCGCTTTCTGATTAGGTCTTCCGTATTGCCGCATGTGCCCTGGGGTGAGCCTGTTCCTGAAGCGTGGCTAATTGCCAAGCACATAGAGGCACATGTAGAGTTGCGCTAATGCCCGACGTTGTCATCAGAATCGAGGGACTAGACCGCATACAGCACAAGCTCAAACAGCTTGAACCCCGACGCTATATGAGCGATGTGATGGGTGAATGCCTGAGCGACATCAAGGACGATGTGGCAGTGTATCCGCCAGCGACAGAGGCGAATCAGCCACGCTCTTTCACAAGTGGCGGGGTCAATAGGTGGTATGAGCGGGGTTATGGTTCCCGATGGGCGCGCAAGGATGGCAGCATAGGCGGTAGTCCCACTTCAGAGGAATTGGGGCGTAGTTGGACCACCCGCGTAGAACAACAGGGCATGAGGGGGGTAGTGGGCAATAAGGTCAGCTATGGACCGTTTGTGCAAGATGAAGACGACCAAGCGCCGTTCCACAAGGAGAGAGGGTGGGGAACGATCCAGGAGGTGGCCAAGCGCCAGGCCCCGAAGGCGATAAGGCGGATTCAGGCAGCGATCAGGAAGATATTGAGGTCGTGACCAAAGCCGATTGGTTGCAAGGCTTGACAATTCTGATAAGATCGCTTATGATGATAGTGCGCTGGGCGCAGAAGACGAAGAGGAAGCTGAGGGAGGAGAAGGATGCCTGAAGATGCCGTCGCGATATTTGGGAGAATCCTTGCCACAATTCTTGTGGCAGCGCTTATAGCCGGAGTGTTTGGTTTGGGAGCATTCTTGCTCCTGAGGGGGCAGCCATGAACCGTCGTGATTTCGTGAAGGCGCTGGCGGGCGTTCCGCTGTTGGGATTGCTAGTGAAGGTGCTGAAGGTAGCAGAACCCACCCTGGCCGAGACATACATCAAAGATGTTGTAAACGCTGAAAGCCAACCCATCACCTTGATCATAGGCGATAGTAGGCGTGCCAGCGGGCGGTCAGAGGGCCATTATTGGTATGTCGGCGATAAGGAGCCATATCTGCCGACCGTTGCTGGCTTTACGGACGCAGATACATACGGTATTTTCGTGAAAAAGACAGGTAGGGGGAACTCCATATAACCTAACAACCGCATACACGCCGCGCTAGAGATCATCCTAGCCCCGCTTTCGACAGCCGCGCCAAGAGGCCCCGCTGTGAAGGCGGGGCTTTTTGTGTTGAGGAGAGAAACAGATGCCATGGCGGTGAAGCGTGAGGGCGGTACGGATGAGGATGCCATACGGGCCTGCATCCGTAACGCGGGCAAGACGCAGCACCCAGGAGGCAAGAAGGTCACAGTCAAAGCAGTGGGCGACTGGGAATTGGACGTGCTGGGCTGTCCCTATGGCGGGCCGCATGATGGCAAAGACAGCCAGGGAGAGTTCTTTGCCCCAGACACCAACTGGCACTTGGACAAAGGTTATCCCGAGCTTCCGCCAGTGGCCTACTACCACGGCTGGGATGAGAACGGAATGCCATTTGGCACGCCCGAATATCTTGGTAGAACGATCAAAAGATGGATTGATGATGCCGGCGTCTGGTGGCGGGTGCAATTGGATAAGGCATCTGATCTGGCAAAGCGCATATGGGATGCGGCGAAACAGGGCACGGCCCGAGCCAGCACGGGGTCATTGCACCTGTCCAGGGTAGATGCTGATGGGCATATACGCGAGTGGCCAGTAGCAGAACTGAGCTTGCTGGATGTCACGGAAGATAGGCAACCAGCGAACACATATGCAGTAGCAGTACCAGCGATGAAAGCGATATATCAACGGGCAGGATTGCCTTTGCCCGATGACATAGCCCAAAAGGCAGCGCAAGAGGCAGCGCAAGAGGCCATAAAGGCAGCGTCTGCGGCGACTGCGGGCGAGGGAACCAAGGCGAAACAACGTAACGGAGAAAATGAAATGGATGAGAAGCAGGTAAAGGCACTTGCAGCGGCGGCCGCAACGGAGGCCGCTACTGCGGTCCTCAAGGCAGACCAGGAGCGGCGAGCGGCCGAGGCCAAAGCCGCCGCAGACAAAGCAACTGAAGACAAGGCCCTTCAGGACGCAGCGGTGAAAGCTGCACGAGCAGAATGGGAGAAAGAGGCGGAGGTCAAGAGCCGGCGCCTCCGTGGCGGGGGTCCGTACATCGCCAAGTATGGTGAAACTCGACGCTACGACAACTTGGATGTGGGCGAGCACGCGCTTCTGATCGCGATGCTGGAGTCGGCCCAGTTCGTGCGACCAGGCAACAGGCGGGCCACGGACGCGGCAATCAAAGCTCTGGCTCTCAAGATCGAGTCGGAGGCCGAGAAAAGCGAGGCGGCGAATCTGGCCAATTTCGCTCTCAAGGCGCTCCCGGTCAAGACGAACGAGATCAACCGCACCACCCTCACCAGCTATGGTAATGAGTGGATCGGCGTGGCCTACTCGCACGACCTCTGGGAGAAGATCCGGGCGGGTGCGTGGGTGCTGGACCGGTTGATGCGCGACGGTCGGGTGGTCAATATCCCGGATGGCTATGAATCCGAGATCATCCCTTATGAAGGTGCCGATCCAACCTGGTACAAGATTGCGCAGGCAGTGAGCACCACGACCACGGAAACCGGAAGTGCGTTTTATCGACCGGAAGTGACGATCAGATCCTCAAAGGTCGCGACGGCCCAGCGGCAGATCACGATTGCCAAGATGGGCTGCCGGGTGCTCTACACCGGCGAGATGACTGAGGATAGCTTGATCACGTTCGTCACGCAGGCGCGTCGCCAGATCGTAGAGAGCGGTCAAGAGCAGTTCGACCACGCGATCATCAACGGCGACACCACGACCAGCACCCTCACGAACATCAACGACATCGCGGGAACACCGGCAGGCACCGAGGTCTTCATGTTGGTCGATGGGTTCCGCAAGCTCCCGCTGGTGACCAACACGGCCAACTATCGTTCAGGCGGCGCACTAACAGATACGGACTATCTGGAGACGGTCAAGCTGTTGGGCGGTGCTGGCAAAAACGCCAGGGACAAGGCGGCGGTCACTATGATCCCCGATGCCAATGTCTACTGGAAGAGCCTGGAGCTGTCCACGGTAAAGACGGAGGACGTGTGGCGGGAGGCGACACTGCGCGAGGGCGTGCTGGAGAGAATGTGGGGTTTCGAACTCAAGCCTTCGTGGATGATGCACTATGACGAGGCTGGCACCGTCACCGGGAGCTACGAGCTGAAGGTCAATTCAAGCGGCAAACTGGACATCGATACCACGACCAACAACACTACCGGTTCGATCCTGGCGGTCCGGTGGGATCAGTGGGCCATCGCTCAGAAGAGGCGGATGACCCTGGAGACTAGCCGGTATCCGGAGTCGGACACCAACCAGGTCGTGGCCATAGCTCGATGGGGATTGGCCTATCGGGATACGGAAGCTGCCTCGATCACGTACGACCTCACGGTATAGGTTCTGGGGCTTGCGCCCCATACAAGATTGCTGGATGGCCCCGGTGATCCCGCCGGGGCCGGAGGCAAAAGGAGAATAGGGACATGAGTAGGCCATATATCCTGAGAAGGGGCGTGTCTACGCTAGATGATCTGCTGGACGGATCGGCTGCGCGGCTGCCCATTCTCGTCGGACGAAAGTTGTTTCACGTTGACGCTCTTCATGCTGAAACCAGCGACAGTAACGACGGCGAAGATCGTGAGAAACCGTTGGAAACTATCGCCCAGGGCTATGCCAACTGCGTGGCAGACAGAGGCGATGTGGTTTGGGTCCACGGCGGGGACAATCGCTATCGCGAGGATGAGCTTAGCGTCACCAAAGATGGTGTGACGATCGTGGGCGACGGGTGGGGTACGGAATGGAACCGCACCTCCTCTCAGTCTGGCGATTACGTCGTAAAGATCATGGCCAAGAACGTGACCATCGCCAATATGCAACTCTCCGTCAACGGAGACGAGACCTGCATATACATCGGCGATGGTGGTGCGGCGGTCGATGCCAATGCAGCCATGTGTCGGGTAATCGGATGTTTCGTTCGCGGCGGCTGGTACGGTGCGAGCGGCTCGGAAGGAACCACCGGCATTCTCGTCGATGGGGCCAGTACCGCACAGATTTATGACAATTTCCTCTGGTCCTGGGGAACTGCTGCCATCGATGTCAGGGATGGCGCGAGCCGTACCTGCTATGGCACACAAATCGGGTTCAACAAAATCACGGGTGCCGGATATGGCATCTACATGGCTAATGCCATCACCTATGGCCGCCCTTCAGTCATCCACGACAACATGATCTGGGACTGGCTGTATACGGTCAATATGACCAGGGGCATCCATCTGAATGTGAGTCAGGGCGGTGTGTTCGTCTGCAACAATCGAATCGGCTGTGCCAATCCGACATACGACGCCGGCGACCTGAACTACTGGGTCGGCAACGACATCGAAGCCGTCGAGGCAGCGTCCGAAGCGAATTGCACTTACGTGGGCACATGGTAAGCAAATCATAGGGGCGGTCGCGAGGCCGCCCCAAGGAGAAATAGGAGCTAAGAATCATGGGCAGGGGATACGCGACGGACAGAACACTACAGAGCGCAGCGGAAGCTACGGCGAACGGGGAGAGTTTGCCGGTCGTAGGCTTGGCCACGGTGGCCTTCCAGGTCACGGGCACCTTTACGGCGACGGTAACTTTCGAGGGAACGATAGATGGAAGCAACTGGGTATCAATAAGGGCGCGGAACCCAGCCACGGGCGTAGTAGCAACCACGGCCACAGCGGCCGGGGTTTATGTGGCCAGTTGCAGTGGATTCAGCCTGGTGCGGGCCAGAGTCACATGGACGAGTGGTACTAGCGTCACAGTTACCGCTATGGGGATAGGAAGTCCGCCCAGCTACCCTTTTGCCGCTGAGGACTTCGGTTTGGGACTGGCGAACGTTCTCGTGCCAGGCTCTATAAAAGGCAAGATCATCTACGTGGACACCGCCGCCAATGGCGCGCTGGACACGAACGATGGCCTTTCGTCCGGGACGGCCAAACTGACGATCTCCGGGGCTTTGGACGCCTGCACCAACATGATGTATGACACGATCGTTATCATCAACTACACGGCCAGTAGCGAGATTGAGTGGCCGATTGCAGTAGACGTCCAAGCCGTGCGCATCGTCCAGGCACCGACCGGCGGCTGGATGCAGCGATATACCGGAATAGATTCCGTCGGAGATACTGCTTGCATGACGATCGATGCCAACTTTGTCCACATTGAGGGAATTGAGTTTCGGGCTGGTGCGAGCCATGGGTGTATCGAATTTGACACTTCGGGCGTCCTTCGCCCCGGACTCTATAACTGCACTTTTGGGACGGGTGCATATGGGGTGTGGACAACTGGCACTGGCAAGCCCTCAGTTGGCCTAACCGTCCGGGGTTGCCACTTTGTCAATGCGCTCACGTCATATGGCCTCTACAACCAGTCCGATGGACCGTTCTATCTGTTCAAAGACAATACCTTTGACCAGCTTCCCAGCACAGGCATCTACTGCCAAAAGGGGGTTGCGGGACGGATCATCAGCAACCGTTTCGCCTTGGCCTCAGGGTATAGCGCCGGCGCGGCGATCACGATTGAGGGGACCAACGCTCAGAGATGTATCATAGACGACAACCGAGCTGGCTATGGGAAAGATGCTGATGGTGTGGGCAATGCCAACCCATACAAAGACACTTGCTCCCAGGGCACCAATCACTGGTTCTTGAACTACAAGGGCATTACGGCGACGGAGCCGGCGACGAGCTGATGTAACGAGGAGGTACTGAATGCCCTGGCTCGTGACGGGAATCTGCAATCACTGTGGGGTTTGCTGCCTGCACGAAGACCTTGGCGGTTTCATGCGGGAGAACCCCTGCATCTTACTTGGGGAAGACAGGTGCAAGTTCTACACGGATGATGTGGACACAGGCACTCGGTATGGACACTGCCTCATCAAGCAGGCGGGCGAGAACTATAACCGCGTCCGTGACCGCTTCGGCAAN